TTCCCTTTCGTTTCCCAGTCACGATCCGAGTGGGTGGGATGGAACAACGTGTTTAACTGCGAGTGGGAAGAGTTCCCGCGACAAGTCCTAAAACATCACTTCCCAAATGCAATACAACATGGAGACATCAAAGAACTTGACGCGACAACTTACTTTGGACGAATTGATATACTCACAGGAGGCTTCCCATGCCAACCCTACTCACTCGCCGGAAAGCGAAAGGGAAAGGAGGACGAGCGCCACCTGTGGGGAGAGATGCTGCGCATTATTCGAGAATGCGCCCCGCGCTACGTCGTGGGCGAGAACGTTCGCGGGCTTGTTAATTGGAATAAAGGGTTGGTCTTCGAGGAGGTGTGCGCTGACTTGGAAGCTGAAGGGTACGCAGTACAACCGTTCTTACTTCCAGCTTGCGGCGTCGGCGCACCTCACCGAAGAGATCGCGTATTCTTCGTGGCTGCCGACACCCAACGCCTTCGATTGGAACACGTCGCGGAGTCCCCAGGCGTGGGCAAAAGCGAAGGAGAAGCACAAGGACTCACTACAAATTCCGCTCGAACAAATGGCAGCCTTCAACCTTCTGCCCACACCCAAGTGTCAGGAGGAGAGGGGCAACGCATCCAAAGACAGGGGCAAGTTCAATTTGACGGACGAGGTGGCGAGAATATGGAAGCCGCCTGGCAAAAGTTCCCAACTTTCTCCCCTATTTGTGGAGGAGATGATGGGCTTCCCCGCGTATTGGACGGCATCACCTTTTCAAAGTGGAGAAGAGAAAGCATAAAAGCGTATGGCAACGCCATTGTCCCTCAAGTGGCTTTACAGATATTTAAGGCGATTCAACAATACGAGAATGGAACGAAACTTTAAGGGCGTGTGGATTCCCGCTGAGATATGGCTCGACAAAGACCTTACACTTGTAGAGAAGGCTATGCTTGCTGAGATAGATTCTTTCACGGGCAATGGTCGCTCGTTCATGAAATCGAACGACAAGATACAGGAAGAGTACGGAGTTTCACGGAACACTATTGGTAGATCACTACGCAAGCTCTCAGAGCGTGGATTTATAAGCGTAACTTTCAACGGCAGAGTAAGATGCGTAACAACCTGTGCAGGCAGCATCCCCAAAATGGGGAGGCAGAGTCCCCAAAATGGGGAGGCAGCATCCCCAAATGATACCTATACTAATACAATAGAAAGAACAAAAGACAATACAATTAAAAGAGGGGGTGTTGTGATGCCATTTGAATCCAAAGAATTTGCAGAGGCTTGGCAGACGTGGAAAGCCGAGCGCAAAGAACGAGGGACAAAGAAGTACACCCCGCGCGGCGAACAAGCCGCCCTCCATAAATTGCAAAACGATTCACAAGGGGATGAGGCTCAAGCCATTCAAATCATACACCAAAGCATCGCGCAAGGGTGGCAAGGTCTCTTCCCTCTCAAACACTCAAAGAATGAAAACAAACGACCTGGCGCTTCAGACGGCTCGCTCATTGCAGAACATCTACGACGCCTCGCGGCTGACTCCGGAGAGAGCATGGCGTGAGGGAACAAATGTCCTCGTAGCATATCGAGAAGCACCCGCCAAGACCGAGGCTTGTCTTATTATTTTACTGAAGGAAACCCTCACTTACCTCGACTACAACAAGGGGATCACTTCCGACCGCGATATTCTCGACGCCGTACACCATCTTCGGGACACGTTTCCGGCTATGAAGCTCGAAGAGTGGGCAATCATTATGCACCGCCTCAAGACGGGCGAATACCGACCCGGATATGAGCGTTTGAAACTTCCCGAGCTTTGCGATATATTTCAGCAGTACGAAGGCGAGAGGGCAGCCGTCAGAGAGGGCAATTGGAACGAGTTGAAAAAACACGCTCCCGACCGCCTCGACGACACTCAGCTCGACGCCTTGTACAAAAATTACAAGAAGCGCCGTGAAGCGGAAAACAAAGAACTCCAAAAGGCAGCAGCCATCAAGCGCGTCCCCGTCAAGAACGGGCGGTGGGAGCACATCCCGTACCCGAACGACAAACCGCAGCGCGATGGTGAAGAAGGTGGACACGGTGTTCAGTCAGTACATTCGCCTTCGGGCGAGTGATCACAGAGGCATGGGAGAGTGCTACACTTGCGGAGCAACCCGACATTGGACGGAGGTAGATGCGGGGCACTTCATGAGCCGGGCGTGTATGAGCACTCGATGGCATGCGGAAGGCAATGTCCAATTTCAGTGTAAGCGTTGCAACGGCTTCAGAAGCGGCGAACAATATCTTTTCTCTCTTCATCTCGACCAGCAATACGGAGAAGGCACGGCAGAGAGTATCATGATAGAATCGAAGAAGACGCGCAAGTTCTCCCGCGACGAACTCGAGGCGCTTTACCACCACTACAAGCGGAAGGTCGATGAACTCAAAAGCACGAAGGGACTTTGACGCTTGGTTCACGGAACACTACGACGAACTCGTAGAGGTCTCCCGTCGGTTGCACCGCGACAACCTCGACCTCTTACACCATACCTATCTCTCGTGCGTCCTGGCGCTACGCAAAAACAAGAACATCCTCGACAACCTTCCGGGATATGTTCACACGGCTATGTGGAATCTTTCGACCGGGACGTTCCGCAAGTTGTACAAGATCACTGACGCGCCCGACTACACCCACGTCTCGAACTACGACATACAAGAGGCGATAAGAAAGGAGGAGGCACTCCTTATGGCAAACCATCTCTCGTGGTTTGATAGGACGGTGTTAGAGTTGTACCTTGACGGATGGAGCATGGCGGAACTCTCTCGTCAGTCCGGTATCACTGCCGAGGTCTTGTACAAGTCAATTAGCGAATCAAAAAAGAAACTGCGCAATGTTATTTGTCGACGCCAAAATCAGAACTGAGAGATACGAAACCTGCGAAGGGTGCGAACACTTCGTCTCTTCGACTAAGAGTTGCGGCACGCTCGTAACTGAAGCCTTCACCGACTCTCCTTTGTGTGGGTGCTATATGCCCGCCAAAGTCAAGCTCAAAGTCGCCTCGTGTCCATTGGGCAAATGGGAAGCCACCGTCCATCCCGAAGACGTCGAGCAAATAAGAGAATACCTCGAGCGCCCAAATTCCCAAAAGACAATTGAGGAATTGAACGACCTTTCCCGTAGATTTCTGACAGGACAAAAGGCGAGCGGGTGCTCGTCTTGCAACCGAAAACTTTTACAACAACTCAAAGACCTCGTACACAATGCCGATTCCCACACCTGAAAAAGACGAAAAGATGACCGAGTTCCTCGAGCGATGCATGATCGACAAGGTCATGAAGACGGAATTTCCGAACGAACGCCAAAGGATGGCGATATGTGCCAAAGAATGGAGCAAAAAATAACTGAGAACCTATACCTCAACGTGGGCATGATTCACGACTACGGGCAAGACAAGAGCATCGTTCTTGAACGCGCCCGTCGTGGTGTCGAAGCTATGGGTCTTCAATGGTCAGACCTGATACAAAGAGACCGCCGTGGACACGTCGCAGACACGCGGCACATGGTATCGAAGTACCTCCGTGATCACGGGTTCGTGTATCGAGAGATAAGCGCAGCCCTCGGGCGCATCAATCACACGACCTCGTGCTACTCCGTCCGCCAGGCAAACAACCTCATCAGCATCGACAGGGAGTACGCCCGCAACTACGAAAAATTCTTGAACGCATGACCTTACGCAAAGTCAAACGTCTACTCAATGAAAGCGACGACTTCCTTGTCTTCACACGAAAGGACACAGGGGCAGACGTGGCTAACTTTGGAGTATTCCACAAAGACGCCGATTCATGGGAGATTCTTTTGAACCTCGCCGTATCAGATTATCACATAAGAGAAACCCTACGCAATGTTCTTACAGCCGCCGATACTTATAGAGACGAACAAGCTCAAGACGCACCCGAGTAACCCCCGCTATATCCGTAAGGAGAAACTCGAGAGCCTAAAGAAGTCAATTGAAGAAGACCCGCAGTTCATGACTTTGCGGGCTTTGCTTGTCAACCCACAAATGGAGGTTTTCGCGGGCAACCAACGCCTTCGCGCTTGCATCGCCCTCGGATGGGAAAAAGTCCCTTGTTACGTCCTCGATTATACTGAAGAGGAGCAACGCCGAGCCATGATTAAAGACAACGGTCATGCGGGCGAATGGGATCAAGATATGCTGGCGAATGATGGATGGGACGAACAACAACTCAAAGAGTGGGGCGTTCCCATTGATTGGGATGGCAACGTAAATCCGGACGAGCTAAATGATGAATTTTCTTTAGCAGATGGAGAAAAAGAACCGTTTCAATCCATGACATTTACTCTTGCAGATGAACAAGCCGAATTCATACGCAACGCGCTAATTACTGCGCAAAGTATGACAGAGTTCAAGTACATTGAGACATTGGGCAACAACAACAAAAATGGAAACGCCCTCTACTTTTTGGTATCGCAATGGGAAGAGCAAAAGACATAAAAGTCAAAGTCATACCCTCCAAAGTGGCAAACGATTTTGTAAAGCGACACCATTATTCCGGCAAGGTTGTGAACAATAGCGTTCTTCACTTTGGCGCATTCTTGGACGGAAGACTCGGGGGCGTTATGCAATATGGCAACCCAATTGACAAGCGCAATGTTCTAAACTTGGTGGAAACCGATAACGAGGGGTTTAACGCTAAGTGGAACGAGATGCTCGAGTTGAATCGTATGGCATTTAGCCCGATTCTCCCAAAGAACTCCGAGAGTAGATGCATATCGGTGAGTATTCGCCTGATTCGCAAAAACGCTCCACAAATCAAGTGGTTACTTTCCTTTGCTGACGGCACTCAATGCGGAGACGGCACGATTTACCGCGCTTCAGGGTTTAAGCTCACGGCAATCAACAAAAACAAAACAATTGTCAAGCTCCCAAGCGGAGAAGTTATGGCAAAACATGGAACGTCAAAAAAAGACATGAAAGGTGCGGTGGCTCTTGGAGGTAACCAATTTCGTTATATTTACCTCATAAGCAAGGACGCCAAACTTGCAGTTCCGTCCATACCCTTTGAAAAAATTAAAGAGTTGGGAGCAGGGATGTACAAAGGCAAACCACGCGCATGAAGCACTGATGGCGGTGCGCCGTGCATCCAGCACGGAGGGGGCGGTTCGATTCCGACCCATGCGCTCTAATTTTCATACGATGGAAGCACTAAAAGCGAACAAAACGAACACCAAAAAAGAGGCAATGCTCGAAGCCCTCGAGCGTTCTTTGGGCATCGTTACGACGGCTTGCAATGCAGTCGGAATTGGACGTACTACGCACTATCAATGGATGAAGGACGACCCCGAATACAAACAGGCGGTCAAGAGCATAGAAGACCGGACGCTTGATTTTGCAGAGAGCCACCTTCACAAGTTGATCAGGGAAGGCAACCCTGCCGCGACAATCTTCTTTCTCAAGACCAAAGGCAAGGGGAGAGGATATATCGAGCGCCAGGAGATTGAAGTCGCAGAGAAGAAGCCGCTTTCTTGGTTCGTGTCTGAAGATTCGTCGGTCTCATGACGCGAACACAAAAGAAAAACCGAAAGAGACGAGCGAGAGAGAAGGCGAAGAACAAGCAAGGACGCAAGGACTTCCGAGCGTTCCTCGATGAACGAGGCATATCTTACCAAGAGAAGACGAAGGGGCACTACCTCATCGGAGACGTGGTTTACTTTTACAAAGCCATGAAGTATCAAAAGAAGGGGTGTTGGCATTCGTTCAATTCACACGAGGAGTTTCTCGATAGCTTGTGAGGCAACCCGCCACATACTACCACGTCAAGAACTCCGCCGCAAAGATTCAAGTACACCAAGGCGGCACGAGGTCGGGCAAGACCTACTCTATACTCACGGCTCTCATTGAGTTGTGCCATCGCAACGAAAACGCTGGAGCAGTTCTCACAATAGCGCGTAAGACCTTCCCCGCCATTCGTGCCTCAGTGATGCGCGACTTCTTCGAGATACTCGAACGGGAGGAAATCTACGACGTCAACCTCCACAACAAGAGCGAAGCGACCTACATCCTCTTCGGAAACCTCGTAGAGTTCATCTCAGTTGACCAGCCTCAGAAGGTCAAAGGCAGGAAGCGCGATGTCCTTTTTTGCAATGAGGCGAACGAACTCACATTGGAAGATTGGCGGCAACTGATGCTCCGAACGACAGGGAAGGCGATAATCGACTACAACCCTTCCGACGAGTTCCATTGGATTTACGATCACGTCCTCACGCGACCCGACCACGAGTTTTTCCAAACCACATACAAAGACAACCCCTTCCTTCCTGAGAGCACCGTCGCAGAGATTGAACGACTCAAAGAAGCCGACCACGACTATTGGAGGGTTTATGGATTGGGCGAGCGCGGGGTATCTCGTGCAACC